GTGGCGTAAAAAGCAGCAAGAACAATAAATATAAATATCAAATCTTTTTCAGACATTATCTTGTTGTTTTTTTAACCAAATAGCAAAGAGTATTAGTCCTATAACAGAAGATATTAATATAACTACAAAGATACCTTCGATAATTTTTTGTTTTAATTCTTGTCGCTTGTAAATAAGCTCTTGTCTTTTTTTACGAATAGTACCCTCCATCTTCAACAAATCATCCCAGGCTTTAACGCCAAACTTAAATTTAACGTACTGTTGCAACTCATATCTTTGTTTTTCAAGGGTTTTTTGTGCAACCAAAGACTTCATGGCGGCTTCTTCTACCGTGTCACCACTCAACATCTTTTTATAAAAAGGTGGGTTTTTGCAGGTCTTGACGGCATTGTCTATATCACTCGAGGCATTCATCCATCTTGAGAGATCAGACCCCATCTGTTCTATATCCCGTCCCATCGCAAACGCTTTTTTCAAATTGTTGAAAGCCACTGTGCTAAGACTAACAGCCGCAGTAATACTAGCTGGATCAAGCATTTAGAAAGTTCCTCTAAACCTTTGTGGTCTAGCAATAGAACTGAATGTTTTTACAATTCCACCATTTGCTTTTTTCTGTTTACCTGCTTTGTTTAATGCAATGGCTATGGATTGTTTTTGAGGATATCCCTCTTTTTTTAACTTTCTAATGTTTGAACTAATTGTTTCTTGAGAGGTTCCTTTTTTTAAGGGCATTAGTTTCTCCGATTAGCTGCTCGTCTTTGTGAAGCAATTCTTTCTCTATTGACTTTATTTCTATTGCTTGCAATCTCTTCTTGACTTTCTATCCTCGCTGAATCGGTAGCAGCTCTTTGTTGCATTTTAGCAAACTCCACCATTAATTCAGCTTGATCTTCGTTTGTCTTTCTTTGTAACTCTTGTTGCTTTAATGCCAGTTCTTGCATTCTAATCTGAACGAGAGGATCAGACATAGGATCATTACCTTGTGGCATAATCTGAGGTAGTAATTCTTGTAGAAGTTTTTCTTCTTGCACAGAGATTAAACGCTCTAACTGTTCTGGATCTTGCATACTTTTTTGAACGTCTGCTATCTGTCTCATGGCTGCATCTTGATTAATATTACCTGCTTGAGCAGCTCTCTGTGCTTGTTGTATAATGCTCTGTATTTCTTGAACAACCATCTTTCTAGCCTTTTGAGAAATATGTTCCATGATATGTGCAATAAAAGTTCCAACCACTTGAGGAGAAGTGGCTACAATTGGTGTTTTCATAAACGCCATATGAATACGAATATGTACATCATGCTCTTGCTCTGGAAAGGTGCTAAGTATCTCTCCAAGCATTGCTCTTGCATTCTCAATCGCAGGATCAAGTGGTTCAGGCGCAGGTGGTGGAGGTAAAATCTCATCTATGTTTTGAACTTCGAGAGCTTGATACATTCTACGATAGGCAGCATGTAAGTTATGAAGTTGAGGGTTTGACTGAGCCAACTGCAATTGTGTTTGTGCTAACGTAACCCTTTGTGCCATTGAAAATATATTAGGATCACTTACAGGAACAACATCTACACGACCATCAAAATCTTGTGCTTTAATTTCTCTAGATGCTCCTGCTACTTCATAAGGATAAACAGGTGGTAGATTCTCAGAAAAGATTCTGGCTAAGATTCTAAACTCTGTTTTTTGAGAGTAATGTAGTCTTTTATGAATAGCAGACATAACCTTCATACCACGTTCTAACATAGCAACAGTTGTGCCTACGGGTGTTTCTTGATTCATATTACTTGTTTGCTGATCTGCTAAAGCAACGAAACGTCTACCACCCTCCACCAAAGATCCTAGAAGTTGAGCTAGTGTTCCAGATGGTTCTTTGTATGGAAGAGGAATAATAGAGTCTCTAATATTTCCACCTGGTGCATCAATATCCCGCCACTCACCCGGTTGCAAAGGCTCATCATCATTTCTTACCCTTACACCCCTAGCCTTAAAACCGGCAGGTAAATTAGCTAGTGTTCCTGCATCAACTAATTGACGCAAAATACTAGTAGCTGCTCGTCCAAGACCACCAATCATGTGAATTAATCCAAAACCATAAAAACCTAAACCAGGCATAAAACGATAGTGGACAAAATATTGTATCTTTCTGGCTAAGTCGCTTCCCTCTTCAAAATTTCTACGAATAGACAAAACCTCTCCAGAACCCTCATCAATAGTTACGATGTAAGGTAGAGCTATTCCTGTTGGTTCTCCAGTTGGTGACATGTCCTCAAATCCCTCAAGATCTAAGTCAACGTGCATTTCTAAAATAGTATATATCTCATCTGTATATGTCTTAGATGTTCCTTGTATCTCATCTACTTTTTGTCTAACTTCATCTTCACCCTCTTCGTATTTAGACAAAACTACATCACGATAGAAACCTGCAACCTGCATTTTACGAACTTCATTTGCATCCATTTTAAGAACGTGTGTAACTCTGGAAGCAGATTGTAAATCAGAAGCAGAATAAGGAACAACTAAATCTTGTGCCGGAACAAATTTAGAGACTGCCCTTTGTCTGCCTTCATCATAATAAATCTTTTTAAATGTAGAACCAGACAAAGGTAAATAAAACAATAACTGATCCATGTCTGGATCAAATTCCTCCATGACTTCTGTAATCTGATAATTCATAAAGTCTTTAACTCTGGAGGCTTGTTCTTCTTTCGTAACATCTTGAACACCTAACACTTGTGTTTGAACAGGTCCTCCTGCTGGCAAGAGTTCTTTATAAGCTTGTGCTTGAAACTGTGTAACGCTTTCTGCAATCAGAGGATGAGTAACTCCAGAAGCTCCTTCAAAAGGTTGAGATCTCTCTTCGTGCTTAACACCTAACTGATCTAAACCTTTGGTATAAGTGTCTTCCCACTCAGATCTAGACTCAAGATCTTCTTCATATGCTCCTCTGAGCGTGGTTGATAATTCACCAAGATAACCCTCATCCATGTTCTCAGCAAGGTTTGCACTATGATCCATACCCGGTAAATTAGGCTGACCAGTAGCCATTTGCATAAGTTCTTGAACAACTGCACCTCCTTGTCCATCTTCAATAACCTCTGCACCTTGTTCAAAGTTTGCATTTTGAGGAAGAGATACATCAATAGGAGATTGAGGTAAGTCATCAGTTTTAATTGTAGGTTCTACAGCCATCAGTAATACTCCCTTTGAGGGCGATAAAAGTCTTGTTGATCATCTTCGCCATTTAAAGATATAAAACCCCCTTGACGAAAACGCATAAGTGCTACAGTCATACTATCACAGAAGTCATCATAGTCTCCATTTGGAAATGACACAACCTCTTCGATTAATTCTTCTGCAAACTTTTTATTTTCTGGGGCCCATACCACACCTGCTTCGAACAAAGGTGCTACCATGTGCATACGTGTTATCTTATCTTTACCTTTACCGGGAGAAAAACCCAAAGCAGGTATTCCACGTAGTCTAAGCTCATCAATTAACGGTGTTCCTGTTGCTTTTGCTTCAATAATTACCATATCTGGTTCCCAATATTCATGTTCTTCATAAGCTTTTTCCTTTAGTTCTGGAAAATTCCACCTACCTCTTTGTGCATCTAACAAAACAATGTTGTCAACACCCCCTTCGTCTGGTTGAAAGATACCCCAAGTTGTAATTGCAGAAAAGTCTGATGACTCTTTTTTAGAGAACGCAGTATCGTAAGATTGAATGATGTATTTACAAGAAGGTATCTCTTCTTTCTCCCAAAGTTGCCACCAATCACGTTTAACAATAGCTGATTCTGTGTTTGTTGGCTCTTGTTGCCACTGTGCTGACCACTTTTGTACAGGTAAAGAAGCTTTAATACCCAATAATGCGTCTTTACTCCAAAATTCAGGCCATAATGGTTTGTCTGAAGGCAAAATTGCAGGAAATTCTACCACTTCCCACTGATCTGCCAACATATCTGACCCTTGTGCAGCAATTAATCTGCCTGTTAAGTCCTTTTTTCCCCATCTAGTCATAACAATAATGATAGATCCACCCGGTTGTAGACGTTGACGAGGTCCAGAGGTGTACCATTCATACGCATTGTCGAAAGCAGACTCGCTCATAGCGTCTTGTTCGCTGTGTGGATCATCAATTACGAATAAATCCGCACCACGACCTGTTACAGCTGCACCTACACCTGCCGCAAAGTACTCTCCACCAACATCTGTCTGCCATTTACCTGCACTTTTGTTGTCTTCTTTTAGATTAGTTGTTGGAAAGATGTCTTTATATTGTGGATCAGCGATTAAGTCTCTAACTTTTCTACCAAATCTTACTGCTAGTTCTGTATTGTGGGTGGCTTGTATGATTTTTAGTCTTGGATTCTTACCTAAAAACCAAGCAGGCATCAAATAACTTGCAAATTCAGACTTAGAATGACGAGGTGGCATGTTAATTATCAATCTTTTGATCTCACCCCTTGCTACTTTCTCTAGTTTTTCTGCAATAACTCTATGATGTGCGCCCTCAATGAAATTATCATACACATAATGAGCAAAAGACATAAAATATTCTTGTGCTTTTTCTCTGATATCTAGCTTTTTCTTTGCTTCTGTAAGAGCTAGTATCTCTTTTAGAGCTTCTTCTGGTAACGCTTGTAAGTTCATCTACAATATTTTTACTTTTTTAATTGTTCTTCTGTTTGGATTTTTACCAGCAAAACCTTTTCTAGATAGATAAGGACTGATAGCGATTGTAGGTCTTCCTACATAAGCATATTTATACTTATCTTCTTTATCATCGTCATCGTCATCAACAATAACCTCTGTTTCTTCATCGTCTTCATCCTCATCGTCATCTGTATCAGAGGGTTCCACAACTTGCACTTCAAATTCTTCATCAGTAGCTTTATCAACTTCCTCTTTTACTTCTTCCTCTTCTTTTATTTCTACTTCCAGATCTTCTTCCTCATCCACTTCTGGTGTGTCTACTGTAACGGGAACTTTTGTGTCAGGACTACTATCCTTTTGCGTTTGTTTTTTAGGATCTTTGTTAATTATAACATCTGACTTCTTTTTCTTTTTTGTTTTTCTAGTAATCGTTTTACTCTTTGGAGGTGTAGTTTTCTTTTCCTCTTCAATAACATCAACATCCGTTTCTTTTTCTGCCGCTTTAACTGGTGTTTCTTCTTCAACGACTTCATCCACTGGAGTTACAGTGTCCGTTTCAACTTCCTGTTGTAAACTTTCTTCTGCTTTTGCTTTTGCCTCTGGAGTAAACATACCACGCATATCAAGAGACATAATTCCTTTTGCATCCTTTATAGGAGTTTCACCAGTGCCTGTTGTTTCACCAGTGCCTGTAGCTTGTGATAATGGAAGACCCATTCCTCCTTCTGCAATATTAGCCAAATTCTGCATAGGTATTCCAGTGGCTTGTGTTAATTTTATTAAAGTATCATTAGATAAAGAACCTGTTTCGCTTACTTCGTTTTCAATAATTTGTTTAGCTGCAAAAAAATCTAATGAAGTTGGCTGAACGTCAAACTCCGGAACTTGATCTTGTGCCGCTTTAATCCCAGCAGGCGCAGTAGCAGTAGCTCCAGCCGTAGGAGATTTAGTTGGATCATAAATCGTAGATTCTTCCGTTGGTTTTTCTTCTGTTGTCTCTTTTTTCGTATCTACACCTGTTGCTAAAGTAGAAGGAACTGAAGCTGCACCACCAAAAATACCGGCTAAAATACCCTCATCCACTTTTTGTGATGTAGGTGTCATATATTTTTCTCCAAGACCCGCTACATTCCTTTTTGCCTTATCAACAAGTTCTAACTCTGCAACCTCTGCACCTGCTTCACCAACACCTGCGGAAACAATTCTAGGAACAAATGGAATTTTTAAAGTTGGTAAAATAGCTTGTAAAGAACCAACGGCACCAGCAGGAAGTAAATTAGGATTAATGTTATTTTTCATAAGTTGTACGGCTCTTTGTTCTTTTTCTGAACCAGATAAAGCAAGACCCATGTTATTTATCGACTCAAGAGCATCTTGATACTCTTTTGTTTTTTGTAAATCACCTTCTTTAAAAGCTTGATCTATAGTGCTATCTGCTTCCTGTTTTGCAGAACCCATAGCAACTGTAAAACCTGAAGTGACACCAAGGGCAGGATTTACAAAAGATAAAGCCATTGGTACAACAGTGGAA